ACAACTTAGATGATCAAAAAGTGCCAGAATGTCATTTCTGGCATCCTGAAGGGTAACTACCCACCTCGAGGCCTAAAACGGCATTCTACGCACTTTGTATCAAAAAAGATACACTTTAAAAGTTTTCAAAAGTCCTGTACAACAATTCATAAATAGGGTATAATGGTTCTTCGACAGGTTAACAAAGGAAAGTCTTTTATGGAGTATACATTAATTACTTCGGATGGGAAGATCATGTTGTTTTACCTTAAACCAGTAGCAGAGATGTACCAGACGATTTATGGTGGATCTGTAATCTACAATAAAGTCTTTGAAGAAACTAAAGAAGTTATATATTATGATGAAACATGTTCGTAAGCAACGCGATTTAGTTGCAAAAGATCTATTGACTTCCGGACTGTATGGCATGAAAGTCGTACGTTCAAAGAAAGCATATACTCGCAAAGTTAAACACAAGGGATTCAATTATGAAGATTAGTTCGACGGTTTATCCAATAACTCCTATTACACGAGTTACACTGCGCACTCTTCCGGTTCCTAAAGATCTTCAAGAACTTACGTTTATCCAAGAGAATGGAACCGGTCGAGATTCTAAATTTACGCTGTTCTTATCAGAAGCAGAACTTACTCACCTTGGAATGTCTCTGGCTAATCACGTTCATCAGTCGGCGTAGTTGATTATACATTAAGTCTCTGTTGAGTTATAATTACATTATGACTATCATACATACAAATATTCCAAAGCGGCGAGCTCGCAAACCAAACGCAAAGACTCGCGAGTTGGCGTCATCATGGGAAACTCTACTTAAGAAGTATGAGTCTAAACCAGTTAAAGCATCGAGCGGTAGTGGGTATTCTGCTCCTAAGCAATTCGTACGGGAAACTCCCTATATTCCATCACTTAATTCAAGTATTGGTTCGTGTTCTAAGAAAGAAAAACAAACTTATACCGGAAGCGCAATGCTTGGCATCAGCACCTTGCATAAGTCAAATGCCGTACCAGTCTTCTCTCAGGAAGACGCCATTGAGATTTCTAGGATGCGAAGAGGCTAATGTCAAACTTCAGGTTCATTGACGAGAGTGTTGACGTAAGCGGGATTCTCAATCAAGTTTTAAATAATTCAGAGGATTGGTCAGCCGTAAGTACTTATACTAATGTTGGCGGTGATACAAATCCCTATGGGTTTCTACCCTTGGTTATGGCGTATGTTCGTCCCGATGAGAACCCAAAGAATGCCGAATCACTAGTCATGACTCCTCTAGCAAGTAAGTACACTGAGATCTTTGAATGGCTTAAGAGTAGAAGTATAGGTAGAATTGCTAGAGCTGCATTCTTTAAACTAGCAATCAATGATCGAGTACTAGAACATATAGACGATGGTACATACTACCTGACTAAAGACAGGTTTCATCTATCACTTCAGGGTAGATATCTGTATAGGTGTGGAGGAGAGGAACATATAATCGAGCCGGGAACATTCTTCTGGTTTGACAATAAGAAACCGCACTCGGCGGACAATATATCCAATGTAGAAAGACTTACATTTGTATTTGATGTACCGCATTCAGTAAAGCATCCGGCCAATAGTACCGGAAATACGTAATTTTATAGGAGTAGTAAAGATGGAAAGAGATAAAGCAACCTTCTTACAAGAACTCGCATCAAGCGAGATGACGTTTACCTTTGTTAAGAAGGATGGAACTGACCGCATGATTCGCGGAACGCGCAATCCGGCTTTGATTCCGGGAGAGTTTCACGGTAGGACTATTGATGAACTTTTAGGTCAAGACGTTATTCCAGTGTATGATCTAGATCAAGAAGGATGGCGCGCGTTTAACTATGCAACTATTAAGGATTAATGCATGAAGGCTTTAGTTGTTATCTTTGTTTTTGTAATTCTAGCAATTGGTCCGCTTGCAATTATCTGGAGTGTTAACACTCTATTTCCTGTTCTTGCAATTCCCTATACATGGGAAACATGGCTTGCAGCAATTGTAGTTGCTGGACTCTTTCAAACAAATGTGAAGGTGAATAAGTAATGAATCAGATTAGTAATCCCGAAGATCGTAAGAAGATTAAGAATGCATTGCAAGAGATCTCCGGATCAATGACTCGAATTGAAGCGGAGCGAGATCTAATCAAAGAGATTGTCAATGATGTAGTAGATAACTTTAAGTTACCAAAGAAATACGTTAATAAGATGGCGCGCATCTGGCATAAACAAAACTTTCAAACTGAAAAGCAAGAGTCTGAAGAATTTGAAAACTTGTACATTACCGTCGTCAACCCTCCACAGTAGGGCACACGAGAAGCCCTACGAGCACTTCCAGCGTGCCGGCAAGGGTAGATACAAGGGTCCACAACGCGGAGGGTCTTCTGAGCCCTCCTGCGCGCCGTTAAAATGTCTCATCGGCCCTGTACAATAATTCGTCTTCGTGATAAAATACTACTATCAGATCAGGAAAGGAACAACATGGCCGAAAAAGAAGTCAAACTAACACCGAGCGAGCGGCGCAACGCCAAGCGCAGGGAAACGATCGCCAAGGGCGAGGCTCTGGCCGGGACAGGTCGCGGCAGCAAGGAACCTACGCTTAATCCACTAGACTATACAGCCTCTCTTATGAGTGCGCTGAATTATTACACGGTTTCTACCGACTGTAAGCAAAAGAAAAAGTGGACTATTGCATACCTTGGCAAAGGTAAGACCAATGGTATTGAAGATCTTCCTGACTATGAATTTCACTCGATTGGTGCAATCATTCGTCTTAAGTCTAATGGACAAGCTCTTCAAGAAAAAGAAGAAGCATTCATTGACAAGCGACTTTCGGAATTGTATGATCTCGTAAAGAATGGCAATCGTCTTTCGGTGATTAAGGTTAAACCAGTAGAACAACCCGCAAAAGTTGTTGTATCAATTCAAGAACGAATTGCACTAAAGGCATCTGAGGTTGCCGGTGAGTTTGATGGCATGATCGATGACTATGTAGTAAATGACAAAGAACCAGACTTTGCGGCTTATCTTAAAGCAAATAACATCTCGTCTCAAGTATCAAAGTTAATTCCAAAGTTCTATGATAGGATCATTGCAGAACTAGAAGAAGTTATTGAAGGTAGTGATAAGCAATTAGTTGAAGGCTACTCTAACTTTACAAAGGTTAAGATTCGTCGATTGAAGAAGATCTATGAATCAATTGGTCCTATCTGTGATCAACAAGTCGTATCAGCAAAGACCGAGCGTAAACCTCGAGTCCGCAAAGAAAAGCCAGCGGCGATTGTTGCCGCTAAGGTAAAGTATATGAAGGAATCTACTGAACTTGGAATTAAGTCGGAGAATCCAACAAAGATCGTTGGCTCATCAGAAGTATGGATCTATAATACGAAGTACAAGAAACTGCAGGCATATCGTGCCGAAGGCGATGGTAAGCTTACAGTAAAGGGTACTACTATTGTGGGTTACTCTGTAGCCGAGTCTAGTAGTAAGACACTACGTAAACCTGAAACAGTCAAGGATTATGTAGCGATGACAAAGCGTACATTCGCCACTGCATTCAAGGGTTTAAAGACCAAAGAAGCCGCGGTGAATGGGCGAATCAACGAAGACTGTGTAATCTTAAAGGTGCTATGATGAAAAAAGTTCTAGCTTTGGTATTACTTGCTGGCGCAACTCAAGCCCATGCTTGGGGAGATCGTGAACAAGGTATTCTTTCGGGTATTGCCGGCGCTGCTCTGTTAAATCAAATTGCTCAGCCTCGCTATCAACAACCCTACCAGCAACCATATTATGGTGGAGTGCAGCAGTCTGCTCCTCCGGTATTTGTTGCGCCAACTCCTCCTGTGCGAGTCTATAATCTACCGCGTCAAGGTATTACGTATGGTCGTCCGGTATATGAAGAGCGTACGCAATGGGATATTAACTGCAATTGCTATGTACGTTATCTAAACCAGATTGGTTGGGATTAATAGATCTAAGATACTTTGGAGAAGAAGTTTGATATTAGTTGACTACTCACAGGCCTCGCTTTCGGCAATCCTATCATTTCAACGTGAACTACGCGGCGGAGACGAGCAAGTCGTGAATTTAATTCGCCATGTTGTACTAAACATGCTTCAATCGTATAAGAAGAAGTATGGCAAGGAATATGGGGAGCTCGTCATCTGTTGCGATGGTCGTGATTACTGGCGCCGAGATGTATTCCCTTACTATAAGGCGGGTCGAAAGAAAGCTCGAGATGAATCGGGTTTGCCTTGGAAGTTAATCTTTGATACGATTAGTCAACTTAAAGATGATATTGCATCAAATTTTCCATACCGAGTTCTTACTGTGCCAAAGGCCGAGGCCGATGATATTATCGCCGTGTTGTGTAAGCATACTCAGGAAAACCTATTACAGCAGGTTGGATTAGTTGAGGATAAGCAACCAGTACTAATCATCTCTTCGGATCATGACTTCAAGCAACTGCACCAGTATGATAATGTCAAACAGTGGAGTCCAAAGAATAAGAAGTTCATTCCTCTCGAGAAGAACTATATGAAGGATGGTCATATCGAGCATATCGTAAAGGCTGGTGATGATGGTATTCCTTCTATCCTAAGTCCCGATGATATCTTTCTTCAGGAAGGAGTGCGTCAAAAACCAGTAAGCGCAAAGCGTCTTGCTGAGTTTAAGGAACGCGGTTTTGATGCATGCCGTGATGATACCGAACGACGTAACTGGCACCGGAATGAGAGGCTCATTGACTTCCACCATATCCCTCAGGATATCTATGATCTATGTGTAGGCACATATATAAATACCGAAGTGGTAAGTGACAAGACACTGATCATGAACTACTTGATTAAGAACAAGTGCCGTGAGTTACTCAATAATCTAGAGGATTTTTGATATGGGTGAGAATACAAAGTATGTAACCGAGATGCTTGAGGAGATCAACAAAGATCCCAAGCTCATCGCAAAATACAAAGACAGCGTTCCGATAAAGATCCTGTTTGGTTTTGCGTTTAGACCAGAAGGGAAGTTCCTTCTTCCCGAGACAGACCCTCCATATAAACCAGACGCCGCTCCGATCGGAATGTCTCCAGCTAACTTGCTGATGGAACTAAAGAAGCTATACGTTTTCTGCAGACCAGACCTAAAGCAATTAAGACGCGAGCAGCTCTTCATCCAGTTGCTCGAACAAGTACATCCGAGTGAGGCCAAACTGATCCTTGCTGTCAAGGATCAAGATATTACAAGGATCTATAAGAATATTACACACAAGCTCGTCTATGAGAACGGATTTATCCCAAACCCCCCACCGGAAAAGAGGAAAACAAAAAAAGATGGAGCCTCAGCACCAGCAGACTCTTGAGTATATTCTCAAGCAAACCCCTAAAGAATTTGAAGAATGGTTGGCTTGTCTCACCTCCGAGGAGATGACGTATGTGGAATGGCTCTGTGAGAAAGCAGAAGAAGCTCTGGACGAGCTCATACTCGAAAAGAGTGGGTTGACTGAGGCTACCCGAGAGATCACGAAAATCATGGAAAAATAACGGTGTACAATAATTCGTCAGCGTGATATAATACTACTATACGGTGAACAAAGGAAAAGATCGTGCAAGTATATATTTTAATCGCTGATGAAGGGCGCGAAGGAACGGAAGTTCTAGGTGTTTACGAATCACGCGCTCATGCAGTTGAAGCCGCTTGGGGATATACCGGTGATTTTGGACGTCATGGGTTTTTTATTGAAGCTCGTGTAGTAGGAGCTCCCGCTGAAGAAGGATGGGATGCTCGTTTTCGTGAACGTGTAGTTCTTTAAAGAGAGATATATTATGATTCGCACAGTATTGGGTTTCCTCTTGGTCTATGGTGCAGTAGGTGCTTTAGATTCAGATCCTACATTTCCAATGGCAGATGCAGTTATAATTGCTGCGATTGGTTTGTTTACTATGTACTTTGGTGTTAAAGCAGTTCAGGAACGTGCATGATTCTTTCGATATTGAATGAACTTGAGTCTACTTCTTCTCGTCTTGAGAAAGAAGCAATTCTTAAGCGCGAACAACACAATGCTTTGTTAAAGCGCGTGTTCTTCTTGGCATATGATCCATTCACTCAATTTTACATTCGTAAAATTCCAGCTTACAAACAAATCCCTAACTATGACATTTCTTTAGAAGAAGCTCTAAATCAACTAGATCTATTGTCT